ACTAGATGGCTGATTCACTACTATTGCCCTTCTTGAGGAGCTACTGGTTCTGCAAGACCTGGTGCTTCAGCTGCTGGAGCTTCGGTAGGTGCTTCTGCTCCAGGAGCCACTGGCTGTCCAGCTAGTAGCTGCTCAATCTCTGGTGGCATAGGAGCTACAGAGTTAGCTTGGCTTGCTTTATTGATTAGCTCTCTAAGTTCAGGCGCTACTGCTTCTAGCATGCTTTGAGTTAGCTCAGGGGTGATCATACCCTTCTCAATTACAAGGCGTAGTGCAAGTTCTGCTGGGCTAGGTGCATCTGCATCCGAGAATCCGTGAGCACGACGCCATGTGTCATAAGACACTGCCAGCTTGTCGAATCCGCTGTCTGCATCAGTAGCTCTATCGTTTCTGGTAGCTACTTGACTTGGGTCATACCAAACTTGAATCTTGGCTACAGCTTCTTCGTCATAGCCATTTGCAATTAGGTATGGACGTAGGTAGACAACAGTAAGCGCATCAACAATGAGTAGCATTAGAGGCTCGATGTGCGCCTTGTAGAGAGCTTCATCAATCTGTAGCGCGTTTGAGTACTTAACGTTTGCTAGACCTGTCACAACGTCCTTAGGAACGTCTAGACCCTGCATGATTCGCTCAAGAACTCGGTCAGCACGCTGAACAAGGCTGGCGTCAAATGAACGCTCGAACTTGAACTGCTTGATCTTGTCACCAAGTTCTGCAGGACCACGAATAATCAGTGGAACAACAGCAGACGCTGAGTCCTCATCCTTAATAGGAGTGGTCATCGCGTCGATTAGTTGGTCTTCGAAGTCGTCAGCAGCTTCCTCGGCATTGTACTGCTCGTTGTATTCGCCATCTTCATCATATGGGTAGTCTGGATCTGGAGAAGATGCTACTGATAGTCCGTCTGGCAAGTAAAGAGCACCAGCGTTCAAGCGCGAACGTGCAGTTGCACGGAAAGTACGGTTTAGAAGTAGTAGCTCGGCGCAAAGATCAAGTAGACCGCGTAGTGAAGAGTCTGACTCTAGTGAGTAACGAGGGTGAGACTTCCAAATGCGCCCAATAAACGCGTCCTTAGGAAGTTTTATAGCGCTTTTTGAGCTTTGGTTAGAAGAAGATCCCGAAACATCGCGAATTGGGTTAATAACATAGTTTCCTCTGGAGTCTAGCTGTAGTTCGTCTACTGATCTCATGTCCCAGCTCTCTGGAAGACCAGTGCCAAGACGTTCTGGGACCTGAACTAAGTAGCACTCTCCAGTAACCTGAAGATTTAGAGCAGCGTCCTTCAAAAGACCTGCCTGACCACCGTACGCTGAGTTAAGTCTTGCCAATGCGCGCTCAGCGGCTCTTGCTAGCTGAGGATCTATGTTTGATGAGACAGCTACAGGAACAGGTGCCTCTGCTGGGTTGTCTACAGACGCTGCGTAAATTCGAATACGGGATACAACAGCAGCAACAAGGTTGAAAGCGTACTTGATTTCGCCAATTGCGTCGTAGTACTCCCAAGCTTCTGTTTGCCAAGACGAAGAAGCGGACTGTCTACGAGCTTTAAACTGCTCTGCCTCTGTCTTGTCGCCAATTTTTATCTGAGCTGCTGCTGCAGTCAAAGCTCTAGGGGTGTTGTAGGCCGCGGGCTCTGCATAAACCAAACCGAAAGAGTCTACAGAGATGCCTGGAGCAACAGGGGTAGCAGTGCGAGGCACAGAAGCCCTAAAGCGACTATTAGTAGATTCTCTACGTGTGTTTTTGCTGTTCTTATTGAAAATTCCCAAGGGGTCTCCCTGTTACTCAGCCTTTGAAGAAATAATACCTACTAGGGCAGATGTCGATAACACTAATGATACCACAAACGTGGCATTAGGCACTAAAAGATATGCCAGAATGAATGCCAAAGACACCCATAATCCAGTACACCAATTACAGCTTATTAGATAGCCTATCTTAGTTCCTGGATCTTGTCTACTCCAAACCCAGTTGCGAAAGCCTTCCATGATAGTATCTGTGGTGATCAATCGGGTTACTCGATAGGCAGCCAAAACTAGAATAACGTAGGTTAAAATGTCAATTGTCATATCGAATCCTTTATTGAAGAGATAGTTTTATAAGCGTTCCAGCCCCGGAGGCGAGATCCGCAGCCGCAGTTGGTGTCTTTTTGAAATGCTAGCATTTTTCCAGACTTAGTGATGATTCTATAGTCGCTTTTTGAGTCGGCTGCTTTTAGAAATAGCTCATATCTTTCTTGAAATATGATCTGAGCGCCGCTAGGGCCATCCTGAGCAACAAATACCGCCTCGTCCGTAACAACAATCCTGGTAGTGCTTCGATAGAAGGCGTCTTCAGTTGGTGGGTTAGATCTTAGGTCATAGACATCTTCAAAAATCCCGGGAGCCACTACTGCCAAGTGCGCTGGGAATATGTCAGCAAGCACTTTCATTAGCGAACTCTAAATATTTTTGTTCGATCGCCGGGGGAATCTTTTGGTAGTCGTCTATCGGACAGGGACTTTGCACGGATCTTTCCGCCACTAAAGCCAGGTGGCGGCTTAATCAATAGAGCAGTTAGAGCGTGGACAAGCGCATCAATGCGGTCAGGAGATTTTCCTTCGCCTGGTATCCACGAATACATCTGAGATTCTAGGTCTTGTAGGTATCCAACATGGTGGACGCGCTTCTGCTCGTAGGCAAGAACGATTGGTTCTGCGCGAAGCTGCTTACCGTGCTTAGAGTGGACCTCTAGAACTTTAATGCTCGGGTCGATTGAAAGGATAGCGTTTCGAACTAGTGCGCCACCTTGGTTTACTTCAGCTACAACTGGGCAGCCCCACTTGCGTGCCATCTCAACAACTTTACGAGCCCAAGTATCTGGAGAGCCGTGAACAGACGCGTCTTCTAGAACCCATGCTTCACGCTTGTAGAGATCGTGATCTGCAGTAGACGCTACTACAACAATTCCACATTCGTCGCGAGGGTTTTCAGCAACAGAAGGGTCAACGCCGATAACTCTTAGAGGAGTAGAGAATGGATACATAGCATGTCTAGCTTCTTCAACCATTTCTTCGTTCCACATGGAGCCTTCAAGATCCTCGAGCATCTCACCGTAAAGCTCCTGGCGAGCCAAGGCGGTACCTTCGTAAACACCGGTAATGGTGTCAAGGTATGAGTTGGAAAGGTTTCCAGCGTTGTCCATGGTAGATCCCTTGGTAATGACAACGTTACCTTTGTCTGTACGAGACTCTTCAATAAGTTTATAGAGAAGCGGAACGCGCTTCGGGGTGGTAGTCACAACCATCTGAGGGTTAGAGCCAAGACGAGTACCAACTCGAAGGTTATCGAAGGCGGTCATACCTGCGGCATCTGGAGTCTGACGCCACGCTGCGATCTCATCGCCCCAGGCGTGAGTGAACTGCGGACCACGGAGACCGTCAGGTTCGTCAGCGGTAAAGAGTGTGGCAGTATTTCCATTAGGCCAAGTTAGACGACGCTTCGAAGGCTCGTATAGTGGCCGCTCGCTTGGCGGAGTAATGTTTACAATCCCGGACTCACCTTCAACGATAACGTCACGAACGTCAGCCGCGGTACGGGCAACTAGTGCAAAACGACGTTGTCCAGTATTGGTGTACTTGGCCTGTTCGCGAACCCACTCGGCTGCAAGGCGGGTTTTACCAAAACCACGGCCTGCCATAACAAGCCAGATGTTCCAGTCGATTCCGGGGGGTGGCAGCTGTTCTGGACGCGCCCACACTGACCAGTCCCAAATGAGCGAGTCCGGATCGATCTCTGCGAGCGCTTCTAGTCTCTCTTCTTCAGAGAGAAGAGCTAGTTGCTCCATGATGCTTTTACCCATGTGTTTATCTTACCCTAAAAAGAAAACCCCCGCTTGCACGGGGGCTTCTTTATCAGATTTATTATGGAGCTTCTGTAGCTGCGATATAAGTTCCGTTAATGTATATTTTGCTATCTGTTGTCAGTGTTACTGGAGTGCCCTGCAAAAATAGGCCCTCGATGATTCCAGAGTTTGCTCCACCTGCTTGCTTTAGATAGTGAAGGTCAAGAACGTCTGTAGTTCCAGCGTGGTCAACATTTAAAATAATGTGACCGTTTGGAACATCTGGGTTTACTGTTACATCTACCTGTGCCCAACCAGGGAAGTGATTATATCCAACGGCAGGGGTAAATGGAAGCTGAAGCTTGTACTGCCCAGTTCCAAAGTTTGTCACAGTAGATAGGTCAACTTCAATAACAAAGCTAACCATACTTCCAGCTTTAACGTAGTAAGAGTTATAGGTTGGATAGGTAGCTCCACTTCCAGTGAATGCTAGGCCAGTTGCTGCGAATGTCGGAGAATATCTAACCATGCCATTTGATACTGTATTGTCGAGATCTCCAATGGTTGCAATCTGGTTTCCTGGGACTGAGCTATCGTTTAGGAATTCTCCGTTTCCTGCTAGAGTAATTGCTCCATCATTAGCCTGTATATCTATATCTGCACCAGTAGCGTAGATAAGAAGATCGTCGCCATCAGCCTGGTTTGCAAGGGCTGGAACCCTTACTCCACCCATTGCTGGGCCAGAGAAGACTCCAGTTGAGGTAAACTGCCAGTAATTCTCGTATGGTTCTTCACGAACAAACGTGTAAGAGTCTCCTGCTACAAAAGTAGCTCCTGTTGCTCTAACAATTGAGAAGCCTGTGTTGTTCGGGTCTGGTGAAAAATATGTTACTGGATAACTAATTCCAAACATAACTATATTGTCCCCAATAATAATGTCTGATGCGTCAGGCACTATAAGGTCTGCATTGCCTACTTCATTTGCATTGACATAAGTATTTTCAATTGTTGCAGCTGTAGTAATAACAACAGATTTAGACGGATCAGAAACTGCAA